CTCTACAGGAACTCCTCAAAGAGAACTACGCAAACATCAGGGTATGGGATGACGTCCCACACGACGTTATGTTTGACGGCACCAATATATTAATGCTGCCTTGGATCTGCGATGAGAACAGGGAGCAGTCTTTTGAGAATATTAAGAACTCTAAGTCTCCCATAGTCATGGGTCACCTAGAATTAAACGGCTACGAGATGTACAGGGGGCACGTGAGCGACCATGGAGATGATCCTAAGATCTTTGATAAATTCGATCTTGTCTGTTCTGGGCATTATCATACTCGTTCCAATAGTTCTAACATTTTTTATCTTGGTACTCCTGCTCAATATAATTGGTCTGATCACGGAGATCCTAAGGGTTTTCATGTACTTGATACTAAAACTAGGGGGTTGACATTTATTGAGAATCCATATAATATCTTTCATAAGATGTTCTACGACGACCTCAACAAGACAATAGATCAAGTCATAGTGTTCGACGCTGACAAGTATAAGAACTGCTACGTCAAGATCGTAGTCAAGAACAAGACTAACCCGTACTGGTTTGACCTAGTGATAGACAAGATAGAGAAAGCGGGAGTGGCAGACCTGCAGGTGGTAGAAGACCACCTCAACCTAGACCTAGCAGACGACACTGACATCGTCAGCGAGGCAGAAGATACGATCAGCATCATCCGCAGCTACATCGGCAGCATGACGGTGAACGATCACAAGAGAGTCGAGAACATCATTCAGTCACTCTACATTGAAGCACACGAGATAGCATGATATTTTTTAAGAAGATACGCTGGAAGAACTTCTTATCTACTGGTAATACATTCACTGAGATCGACCTCATCAAGGCAGACACTACTCTTATAGTAGGTGAGAACGGTGCCGGTAAGTCTACGCTGCTAGACGCACTTTCTTTTGTACTATACAACAAGCCGTTCCGCAAGGTAAACAAGTCTCAGCTGATGAACTCGATTAACAAGCGAGACGTAGTAGTCGAGATCGAGTTTGAGATCGGCTCATCGATGTACAAGATCGTGCGCGGCTTAAAGCCGGGCATCTTTGAGGTGTACCGCAACAACTCACTGCTAAATCAAGACGCAGCTGCTCGCGACTATCAGTCTGTGCTTGAGAAGCAGATCCTCAAGCTCAACCACAAGAGCTTCTGTCAAGTAGTGGTGCTAGGATCGGCGTCATTCGTGCCGTTCATGGAGCTTCCTACTGGCCAGCGTCGTGAGGTAATCGAGGACCTGCTCGACATCCAGATCTTCTCTATCATGAACTCGCTGCTCAAAGAGAAAGTTGGTCTCAACGGTGAAGCTTTAATGAAGACTGACTATGAGCATGACCTGACTTCAGAGAAGATATCCATGCAGCAGCAGCATCAAGAAGCGATGCAGAAGAACACGACTGAGCAGATCGAGAAACTCAAGAGTGACCTTAGTGAGTACACGGCTAAGATCGACGCTGAGAAGAATGCTATCGCTGAACTGGAAGAAAAGATCGGAGAATTAAACGATGAGATCGGCGATCAAGACCAAGTCAACAAGAAGCAAAAGAAGCTACAGATACTCGAGGGCCAACTTGCTGATAAAGTTGCCAAACTCAAAGGTGAGATCGAGTTCTTCAATGCACATGATAACTGCCCTACTTGCAAGCAAGGCATCGATGATACCTTTAAGTGCGAGACTGTCGATAGTAAACAATCGCAACTCGAAGAGATCGCCGTTGGGATTGAGCAACTTAGAGAAGAGATACTCAATATCCAGCAGCGTATACAGGTCATATCAAGTATCTCATCTGAAATTACTTCTCTCAATATCGAGAAGATCACCCACTCAAACAGTATTTCAGGTCTACTCGCACAGTGCAAGAGAGCTGCTGGCGACATTGAGCTTCTTCACAAAAAGACCGAAGAATACGTCACTAACGACGACAAGATGCGCGAACTCGAAGAGAGCCTACAGACTCTAGTAGACAAGAAAGCAGAGCTGCTCCGCGACAAGGAAGCACTATCAATAGCTTCTCGAGTACTGAGAGACGACGGTATCAAGGCAAAGATCATCAAGCAGTACGTACCGGTCATTAACAAGCTTATCAATAAGTACCTGTCTGCCATGGACTTCTTCGTTAACTTTGAGATGGATGAGAACTTTGAAGAGAAGATCAAGTCACGGTTCAGGGATGAGTTTAGCTACGCCTCGTTCTCTGAGGGAGAGAAGATGCGAATCAACCTCGCTATCCTATTCACTTGGAGAGCTATCGCTAAGCTGCGCAACTCTGCTAGCACTAACGTACTTATTATGGACGAAGTCCTTGATGGCTCGCTTGACTCTAACGGCACTGATGAGTTTCTTAAGATCATCGGTAACCTGACTCAAGACACCAACACGTTCATCATCAGCCACAAGGTAGACCAGATGGTCGACAAGTTCAGCAACGTAATTAAGTTTGAAAAGAAGAACAACTTCAGCAGGATAGCAGCATGAGTGAATATAAAATTATGGAACTGATAAAGTACCCCAATGATATACTTACTACGGCAACTCAGCTGTTTGACTTTGCAAATCCCCAGCAAGATCCCTATGAGTTGTCTTCTACGATGCTCGAGAAGATGAATGAGCATAAAAGCATCGGTCTCTCTGCAAACCAGATAGGGATTCCCTATCGCGTATTTGCGATGCGAGGTCTAGACCATAACTTCGTATGCTTCAACCCAAAGCTAGTCTTCAAGAGCGAGGAAGAGAACCTTCTAGAAGAAGGCTGCCTTTCATTCCCCGGAGTCAACGTGAAGGTAAAGAGGTCTAATACTGTACGGCTGCGGTTTCAGACTCCTTCAGGAGGATTTGACACAAAGACGTTCGACGGTCTTACTGCGCGCGTAGTACAGCACGAGATAGACCACCTAAACGGCATACTATTCTTCAATCGTGCAAACAAGTACCACCGCGACAGAGCAATGAAAGGATTCTACAATGGAAAAACAACTATCAAATACTGACGGCTTTCGAATCGACGACTACTTTGTATGCTTCCCAGAAGGCGACTTTATCACGGAAGATGAAGAAGGCATGGCAATAGCAGTTGACATTTACCGGATAACGGATAATAATGATCTTGAGCCGATGAAACCCGGCTCTGTAACGGAAGAGCTTCAGTCCAAGATCGAGTCATGGATAAACACTGCACTGACGAGAGCTATCGAGCAGGCCGAAGCCGAGTATAAGGATAAAGACAAGTGAACATATTCTACATCGATGAGAACCCAGTAGAAGCTGCCACCATGATGGTGGACAAGCACGTGGTCAAGATGATCCTCGAGACTACGCAGCTTCTGTCTACTGCTCATCGCGTAATCGACGGCACGGAATACGTCGGTCAGACAAAGACCGGCCGCAAGGTCAAGCGCTGGGTGCTACCCGACGTCCGCGAGGAGATGCTGTACTCGGCTACCCACGTCAACCACCCTTCTGCTGTCTGGTGCCGTACTACGGTCGGCAACTACAAGTGGCTGTACGAGCATCTCAAGGCCCTGCACTTCGAGTACACTTATCGATACGGCAAGGTCCATGCATGCGAGAAGCTCATGGGCGCTCTCTTCTATGCTCCTAACAACCTCAAGGACTGGAACATGACGCCTATGCCGTCGTGCATGGCTCCCGAGTACATCATCTCGGATGACCCGTTGACAAACTATAGAAACTATTATAAGATTGGAAAGTCGCAGATGCACAAGTGGACAAAGCGACCAACACCGGAGTGGATTAATGTCTAAAGACTGGGCTACTGATATTACGATGATGCACGCACACTATGGAGTGCACCCCGTCATCGACAAGATGGATGAAGATACACTCAAGAAGTTTCTGCAGTTCCGCATCGACTTCCTCATGGAAGAGCTGACTGAGCTCAAGAACGCAGAGAATGCAGAAGACGTGGTAGATGCCCTGATCGACCTCTGCGTCGTGGCCATCGGTACACTGGACGGCTTCGGAGTCGACTCTCACAAGGCTTGGGACGAGGTCTTGAAAGCCAACATGACCAAGCAGACCGGCATCAAGTCTAGTCGCCCGAACCCTCTGGGACTGCCAGACTTAATCAAGCCAGAAGGCTGGGTCGGTCCAAGCCATTCAAATAATTACGGGTTTTTGCGTAAAATCTTTGGTTGACATTTTTCCAGAATTAGTCTATATTAACATAGTAACCTGCACTGAGTGCTTAATTAGGAGACTACCATGAAAGATCTAGCATACTACGCCGGCATTATCTTGGCCGCAGAACCTGTAAAAGTAAAGCGTACTGAAGAACTTAACAAGAAGTTCAACGACATTGCAAACGAAATATACCGCTGTCCAGTACGAAACTCATCTAAGCGAAATTTTAAGACCGTGCACGAGTCTGTCGAGAAGATGGTCGTCGAGCACGCGCTCGCACAGCTGACTGGAATTCCTCTCAACCCACTTGAGTTTGATAAGACTAATCGTCACTCGTACGCGTATGACTTGATTGACGAGAATAACTGCACTTTTGAGTGCAAGCGATGGGCTGAGAAGTGGTTCAGCTTTAACTACAAAGACATCAACACCTTCATGAAGAACGTCGACATCGTCGACTACTTTGTATCCGGAAAGGTGTTTCGCACTCCGTCTTTCTATACGGTAGCATTTCACTTAGTTGCAGATGCAAAGACTTTTGAGAAGTACGTGCGCCCTTCTAACTACACCAATAAATCTTACTATGACCACCATAACGCGGTAAAGACAGGCGATGCCTTCTACCGCGATCACGTTTATTTTGATGGAGCAGCAGCATGAGCGATAAAGAATCAGTAAAGGTACTCAGAGAGTGCATGGACCTGCAGATCAAGAAGTCTCAGGACTATCAGAACCCAAACTCAAACGTAAAGCAGGCGATGCACTATCGTCGCGGCATAGACTCAATCCACGATACTCTCCAAGGCAAGCTCTATCGCGCTCAGTCGCTCCTTGAGTCTGGCCGTGCGGATCAAGCGAACTTTGAGTCTCTTGAAGATACGTACAAAGATCTCATCAACTACGCATCGTTCGCGGTCGCTTGGATTCGTGGCGGCATCGAAGGTCAAGATCAAACGCGCGACATATTCAATAATCCAAAGCAGCACTCGCAATACTACTATGAGAAAGACCGCAACAAATGATGACCATACCGGACATCCGAGCGACTTTTCACTATGATCTTGAGAACAACAACTTCGTTCGCGACAAGAGCGGCGTCAAGATGCTCGAGATCATGAACGCATCGTTCATCGCCTATGAGCCCACGATCTTTGGCACAGTCAACGAAGACTACGTCATGCGCGAGATCGAGTGGTACGAGTCGATGTCTCTCAACGTCAACGATATTCCCGGCGGGCCTCCAGCGATCTGGCAGCAGGTGTCGAGTGAGAATGGTGAGATCAACTCCAACTACGGCTGGTGCGTGTGGTCGGATGAGAACCACGCTCAATACGACAACGTCGTCTCCGAGCTTCAGATGAACCCTGAGTCTCGTCGGGCGGTGATGATCTACACCCGTCCAACAATGTGGAGTGAGTACAATCGCGACGGCATGAGCGACTTCATGTGCACCAACACAGTTCAGTACATGATCCGCCACAATCGCCTGCATGCTCTCGTGTACATGCGTTCTAACGACGTGATCTATGGTTACAAGAACGATCGAGCGTGGCAGAGATACGTGCTCGATCGCATGTGCGATGAGCTCGGCTACGAGACTGGAAATATCTATTGGAACGCGGCTTCGCTGCACATCTATGAGAGGCACTTTGACCTCGTTCTCTGAGAGCTGGATGAACAAGTACTTGGACTTAGCGGGCCACATCGCTTGCTGGTCCAAGGACCCTAGCACTAAAGTCGGCGCCGTAGCTGTTGGTAAGGGAGGGCAGATCCTATCTCAGGGATACAACGGATTCCCCCGAGGCATAGCTGACACCAATGATAGGCTCTCTAACAGGGAACAGAAGTACAAGTTCGTTGTGCACGCAGAGATGAACTGCATATACAACGCCACTCTAAATGGAGTTAGCCTCGATAATGCAGATCTTTATGTTAGCGGCCTTCCTGTGTGTTCTGAGTGCGCTAAAGGAGTTGTCCAAGTAGGCATCAAGAGAGTCTTCATGTGCTATCCAGAAAACATCAGAGAGAAGTGGAATGACTCGTTCAAGATCACGATGGACATCTTCAAAGAAGCTGGCGTCTCGGCGCGTGCTGATTGTGGGGATCAATCCATCTTCTGCTAAGAACTTAAAGCTAAATACTACTATGAGGAGGCTCCCACTCTGGATCGATAGAATAGGAGCTGGAATCGTATCATTTACTAACTGCATCTCCGAAGCAGGACCCTACACTAGAGCAGACATCGACTACGATCGACTCTCTAAGAGCGCAGCTGGATATGATAGAGTAGTTGCTCTCGGGAACTTCCCGTCGAGCGCTCTCAAGAAGCTGAACATCGATCACTTCGTACTACCACATCCAAGCGGGCTAAATAGAAAGCTCAACGACCCTAAGTTTGAGCTAGAGCAACTCGAATTATGCAGGAACTACATACATGGCTAAGATACTCATATTCCTAACCGACGTCGGCATACAGATCATCGACGACAAGCCGACAAACAATACCGTGGAGGAGATCTGCGGTGTGTACCTAGCTCTTGAGAAGCAGGGACATGAGCCCTACATCTTAGTGAACGACGACATCTCAAGTAAGAAGTACAGGACAGTCCACCGCGACGTCGATGTTGACCAGTTCGACGAGCTTCTCATGAACAGAGAGGAACCGAACTTCTTTGGTGGTGAGATCAACAAGTACCACATCTTCACGATCAACTCCCTCTGTAAGTTCAAGGGAAGGATAAGCTACTTCTTCTGCGACCCAGAGATGGCCAAAGGTGAGTACATCAAGAAGTTCTACGAGAAGCTCTACGTATTAACTGCTAACTTGACTTACATGGGTTCTCCACCGATGACGATGGAGGACAAGCAGAAGCACTTCCCCAAGTCCATGCTAGAGGACAACATATACAAGACGAAGAAAGAGAACCTCTTCGTGCGCTCAGCGTATCCAATACGCAATCATCCAATTCACGCTAGGTTCCACGAAGTCGAGTTTATCGACTCCTGGAGAGAGCACCTATTCAATGTACGCGAGCCTTACTACAACTTCTTTGAGCCATCATTCAGCGAGCTGAAGAAGTCGGTGTGCTACATCGGGTCAAACAAGCGATCGCGCCATCGCAGACTCAATGAGCTTAACTTGTTCAACTCAAAAGCAGAGAAAGACGGGCTCATTAACTTCTATGGAAAGATCGCTAAGTTCAGGGATAACAGCAACGTCAGGGTATCTCTCGAAAACGTCTCGAAGATATACGAGGACCACATAGCATCTCTCGTCATCGGAAACGCCATGCAGAACAACACCGGAATTAATCACCGGTTCTTGCAAGGTCTCACCGTTTCTAAAGCTATGCTGATCGACCAGACAGTAGATGATAAGAAGACGTTCATGAAGAGCGACTACTTAAATCACGTCTTGTACTTTAAAGATCGGGAGGAATTCATAGATAAGTTGACATTTATTAGAGATCATGATAATTTCAATAAAGTGGTTTCTCTTCTACAAGAAGAAAAAGAGTGGATCGTCAAAGAGACGGCAGAGGACTTTATAAAGAGGGTTTCGGAATGAAAGTATATGTGACCGGCGTAGCCGGATTCTTAGGATCGCACATCGCGAAGCGAATGCATGATCTCGGCCACGAAGTCGGTGGCAACGACAGCATGGTCGGTGGCGATGAGTACAACGTGCACTCATTCGTTAAGTTCGACGCGATCGACTGCAGGGACCAAGAGGCGATGAAGCGCGCCCTCACTGGCTACGACCTACTATACCACTGCGCGGCAACAGCCCACGAGGGCCTCTCGGTATTCTCTCCATCTTTCATTACCAGCAACATCTTCGAGGCCTCAGTAGCTACGTTCTCAGCTGCAGTAGCGGCTGGCGTAAAGCGCATAGTCAACTGCACGTCGATGGCTAGGTACGGTGAGCAGCAACCTCCGTTCTCAGAGGACATGAAGCCGATGCCAGTAGATCCGTACGGCATCGCGAAAGTCGCCGCTGAGGAGGTTCTAAAAGTGATGGGCGAAGTGCACGGCATTGAGTGGAACATCGCAGTCCCCCACAACATCGTTGGTCCTAACCAGAAGTACGACGACCCGTTCCGCAACGTCATGTCGATCATGCTCAATCGAAACCTGCGCGGGCTACCATCGATCATCTACGGCGATGGTGAGCAGACGCGGTGCTTCTCATATGTAGACGACTGCATCGCGTGCTTAGAGAAGATGGGATTAGATCGCAGCATCAACCGCGAGATCATCAACATCGGCCCCGATGAGGAGTTCATAACTATCAATGAGCTGGCTAAGCTCTGCGCTAACGAGACCGGACTCAACTTACCTCCGGTCTACTACAAAGAGGGCCGGCCATGCGAAGTAAAGCACGCGGTGTGCTCGAGTGATAAAGCTCGACTGCTTCTCAAGTACGAGACGACTACGACGGTAGCTGATGCCGTTAAGCTCACCGCCGACTTCATTCGCATGCGAGGTCCTAAGGACTTCAACTACCACCTGCCAATTGAGATACAAAACGAGAAGACTCCCAAGACTTGGACCGAGAGGATGTTCTGATGAAGATAGGAATTGTTGGGTACGGCTTCGTCGGAAAAGCCGTTGACTTTGGATTTACTAACTCAGTTGAGAAGTACATAGTAGATCCAGCTTATACTTCTCTTACAGTAAACGAGATGCGAGACTTCAATCTCGATGTCATCTTCGTCTCTGTGCCGACGCCGATGGGAGATGACGGCTCAATTGACTCGAGCATCATCGAGAGCGTTCTCAATGACATCTCAAAGTACGACTACGACCCAGTCGTCATCATCAAGAGCACGGTAACTCCTGACGTTCTAAGAAAGCTCGATGCAATGTGCAACCGTCTGGTGTACAACCCAGAGTTCTTAACTGAGAGGACGGCCAAGCACGACTTTGTCAACGCTCACGCACTCGTTCTCGGAGGAAAGCAGAAAGACGTTGAGTTCTGCAAGAAGCTCTATGAGGACCACAGCATCTGCAATCCGTGTCCGGTATTCACTACCGACATCTACACCGCATCTCTGGTGAAGTACGCTATGAACTCCTTCCTAGCTACTAAGGTCCTCTTCTTCAACCAGTTCAAGCAGATCTTTGACAGCACCGACGCCAACTGCTCATGGGACTACTTCACTAAGATCCTATCAGCTGATCCCAGAATTGGAATGACTCACATGCAAGTTCCGGGTCCGGATGGTAGGGAGGGATTCGGTGGAGCTTGCTTTCCAAAAGACACCAGCGCTATACTTCACTACTCTAAAAAAATTAATGAGCCATTCACACTTTTGCAGGAAGCTATTAAGAAGAACTCAGAGATCCGTAATAAATATACTGAACTGGACGATCGCGAGAAAGCCCAGAACGTCAAATTTAACAATGAGTAAGTGATGACCTTTACACATGCATCTATCATCCCGCTTATAGGCGGTGAGACGATAGGCACTGAGCGAGCGTTCGGTGCCAGACCAGAGTACTTCCTATCATACGAGACATTCTGGCCAAATGACCGGCACATCGTTAATCACTACAACAACGAGGTGCCCTACTACGTTCTAGATAAGAACCAATCTGCTCCGAAGAAAGTTGACGTCATAGCCTCAGTGTGCCCCTGCGCCGGCCTATCTCAGATGTCTCACGGCTTCGGTGATCACAATCCAAACAACAAGTGGATGCTCGAGACCACGAAGCTAGTTCTCGGTGAGCTCAAGCCAAAAGTTTTCTGGGGTGAGAACGCTCCAGGATTTGCTGGCAAGATCGGTGAGAACATCAGGACGCAGATGTACGACATAGCCAGAGAGAACAAGTACTCAATGACTGTGTACCGCACTCGCTCGATGCTCCACGGCGTCCCTCAAGTTCGAGAGAGGTCGTTCTACTTCTTCTGGGAGGGAGATGAGACTCCCCAGCTCAGCTGGTACAATCGACCTTACAAGTCAATCGAGCAGACGATCTTAGATGCTAGGGGAAATACCCTGCAGGATCCCATCAACAAGAAGACTCCATCTCAGGACCCCTACTACCGATACATCCTCGAGGACATTCACGGTGGGATAACTCACGCTGAGTTCGCTAAGATCGTTGAGCCATCGAGAGCTAGAGGCAATGATGCGTTCTCATACATAGAGAAGATGGGTAGGAACTACGAGCAGGTCGGTGAGTGGATGGCTCGTCATGGCTATGAGAAAGAAGTAGCCGGATGCAAGAGAAAGTTCGATAAGCTGGCTACAGGAGCCAACATCATGCGCCGCGGCACGGTTATTCCTAAGGACTACATCGGTGCTTTCGTCGGTCACTACCCAACATCGCTGACTCATCCAGTCGAGGACAGGTATATCACGTACCGCGAGGGCCTATCGATCATGGGTCTCCCAGATAACTTCGAGCTTCTAGATCCAGAGAAGAGCGTCAATCACATGTGTCAGAACGTACCGGTGCAGACAGCAGAGGACATGGCCACTGAGGTCCTCGCTTATCTCAACGGGCAGAGACCGATGATCAACTCTACGTATACTTTCCAGTACAACTTCGATCACAGGATCGAGACACCCGGAGCCAAAGCTCTAACACTCGAGGAGTTCTTCTAATGTCTTTTGTTAAGTTCGGTGTTGACCAGCAGAACGCGCCAAAGTATAAGTACAAAGAAGATGTGTACATTAATCAGATCTTAGATTATATTAACAATACGTACGGTGAGCACTACTCGAAGAACAAGTTTCAGGCCACGGAGTTCATCATCGACTCCGGTCACGGCACTGGCTTCTGCGTTGGCAACGTACTCAAGTACGCCCAGCGCTACGGCCGTAAGGGCAGTCCCGATGACTGGCGTAAGGACATGATGAAGGTCATTCACTACGCAGTCATGCAGCTCTACGTACACGATGAACAGTTTGAGGACGACAAGTGAAGAAGTTCCTATCATATCTAAGACAGTCTGACATCGTCATTACACTTTTTCTGAACCCACTTAAGTGGAGGTTCTATTTAGACTATTCTACTGTAAGCGATCACGACCCTGGACTAATACTAAGCGCAGTACTAAGAGCAGGTCTCATTAAAATAACAATCATTATCGACGACGAAAGGTGGTAATACAATGGAAATTCAAATCAACATCGAGGCTCTGCAGAAGAACAAGCTCTTCGTAGCGACTCCTATGTACGGCGGCGCTTGTAACGGCATGTATGCCCGAGCAATGTGCGACCTTACTGCAATGTGCTTGAAGTACGGCATCGAGATGCGCTCGTACTTCCTATTCAATGAGTCACTTATCACTCGCGCTCGCAACTATTGTGTTGACGAATTCCTGCGTTCAGGATATACTCATCTATTATTCATCGATTCCGACATCGGCTTCAACCCTCAGGACGTACTGGCTCTATTAGCCCTGCAGACTGAAGAGTCTCCGTACGACGTAATCGGCGGTGCGTATCCTAAGAAGTGCATCACCTGGGAAAAGATCAAGATGGCAGTCGACCGCGGCGTCGCTGAAGAGAACCCAGCAAACCTCGAAGACTTCGTCGGCGACTTCGTGTTCAACCCAGTCATGGAACCGGGTGAGTCTTCTAAGAGCATCAAGCTCGACGAGCCTGCAGAAGTTCTCGAACTCGGTACCGGCTTCATGATGGTTCGTCGCGATACATTTATGAACTTCGTGAAGGAATACCCTGAGATCATGTATAAGCCTGATCACGTTCGTACAGCTGAGTTCGACGGCACTCGTCGCATCGGCCAGTACTTCCAAGCTGAGGTCGACCGCTACAACCCAGCCAAGGAATACGAGGCTATCCTTGCTCGCATCGCAAACGGTGAGACCATCGACCCGACGTCTATCAAGACTATCATGGAAGACGCTAAGGCTAAGCAGGATGCATCGTCTGAGCGCTACCTCTCTGAGGACTACTGGTTCTGTCAGCTGGTCCGCAAGATCGGCATGAAGATCTGGCTCTGCCCTTGGATGCACCTTCAGCATGCAGGCTTCTATACGTTCGGCGGCAAGCTCGCTGCACTCGCGTCTATAGGCGCGTCTGCTACTGCAGACCCTTCTCAGCTAGAAGCAATGAAGAAAAAGAAGTAATTGGAAACATACATTATGAAAATCAGTGAAAATACAATCGCAATCTTCAAGAACTTCGCCACTATCAACAAGTCGATCTTGGTGAAGCCCGGAAGCGTCCTCTCTACAATCTCAGAGATGAAGACGATCTT